ATAAAATCAGGTTTTATAATAAATTTGCCCATAATACTAATATAATAAAATTATTGATATTTTTCTTTAATAAAAAAAGGGAGAGCGCAAACTCTCCCAATGTTGCAAAAGCAACCATCCACCATAAACAATATTATGAACCTAGTGATATAGTACCTGAACTGTTAGTTACTATTGAACCAACAAACTCTCTTACTAGTTGAGCTTGTTTACCAGCAAAAGTTACTGTATAACCGTTTTGACCTTGTAGCTCAGCTTCTAAGACTTCATTAGCAATAGCATCAACAGATGCATCTTTACCCATGATTTCATCGAATCCTAGTACAAAAGCTTTATTATCGTTAGTTTCTTTGTTGTATGTTTCAAAGATTACAATCAAACCACATGACTCAACATAACTGTTAATTCCTTTAGCTTTTACTTTCTCCATTTTTGGAGAGAACACTTCCAAAGAAGTTTCATAAGAAATTGAACCATTCTCACGAGAACCCTCTGAACTGTATAACTTAGTTTCTAATTCTCCTTCAATCTCGAAAAATTTGTCATCTGTACTGCTCAGTGTAACGGCAGTATAAGAGTGGTTATCAGTAGAAGCAGTGAAAGTAGTTACATCATCTTTGTTAATAACGAATACTCTTTTGATACCACCTCTGCGGTTTTCATCGTTACAACTTATTAAAATATCTGTTGAAATTTCTGACATCTCTATAAAATTTATTAGTTAAAAAAATGCCCCCCATAAAGAGGGGCTTAATATTAAAAGTAGAAAGAAATCAACTCACCAAATACGAACTGAGCACCCATCTTGTACTTAGCAATAATTTTCAATAACTCATCGTCATCATCATTACTTCTAAATTTCAATTGAGAACCAGCATCAGCAACATCAGTACCGATAACCAAGTTATCATTTACTGTGTACACTAGCATATTCTTTCCAATGTTAGCATTTGGATTTGTTCCATCGCTTAATTGTGTATCCCAACCCGTAATTTCAATTACTGGAATACCTCTGAAAGATAAAGACTGTCCATCTTTCAACAACTGAAGCCCTAAAGCGTTTCCTGTACCTAATTGCTCATAAGTAGTCATCAAGTTATCTACGATTGTAGCAGTAACTCTAAAAGACTTATCTGCATTAGGCATTTGTCTTAAAACCTTAGTTTGATCTTCATAAGCAGACTTTAACAATGTGTAAGCACCATCAGCAACTAAATCTCCGTTAGTGTCCTCAACATTTGCTATTGCAGTCATCTCAACGTATTTCCCTAAAGAAGCTGAGTTATCAACAAACAACTGAACAAAACCATCAAATTGATCATAATCAGCACTTGCAGCAGTAGAAGCAGCGAACCAAGCCATACGACCATTATCATCAGCTATTGCTTCAGCGACTCTCTTACGAGCAACCTCACCTACAACTGTATCAGTTAAGTCATCGATTGCAGTACCAGAACCGTAAAACTCTTCAAAGATTGTTCCATAGAACGCATCTCCACATTCTTCGAGGTTAATTTTGAGCTTTGACACTTCTAGCGTTCTGTCAGATACTGAAGTAACTCCACCTGTTGCAGAAAAACCACAAGTAGTGTACTTTCTTACAATTTTTGTAAGAGATGAGTTAAGGTACATATTCGCCTTAACTTTAATGTTTGGAATTACTCTAATTCCAGCTAAATCTGAACTACCCTCTTGAGGTGCAAAAAGAATTTCTGTAAACTCTTGACCTGAGTAAGTAGATGAGATTGATTGTGTAATAAAATTTGCCATCTTTTTTAATTTTAGCTTTTATATGAAGATTTTAAAATATTAAGGATTGCAGCACCTAACTCATCCACCTCTTCACTTTTGGCTTCTGGGTTAGTTACATCTTCTTTTGCCTCTAATGGCTTTCTAGATGCTTTGGCTTTATCCAGCTCTTTTTTTAATTCTGCTAACTCGCTATCCTTAGCGGTTAACTCAGCTTTAACTGAATCCATAAGCTCTGCTTTAATGGCTTCAACATCAACTGCATCCTTTGGCTCTTCTGTTACTTCCTCTTCAACTTCTTCAACCTCTTCAACAGATTCCTCAACAGTTTCTTTAACTGCTTCCTCTTCTACTGCTTCAGCTTTAGGAGCTAATAATTCAGATACATAAGCCTTTAGTTGGTCTAATAGACCTTCTTTCTCAGACATATTCACGTTAT